TTAAAGCCTCCTTAAGTTCAAAGGTTAGGATGGCACAAGTAAATACAGCAAAGGTTACAATCACACCGCTAAGAATTAGCACTATGACTGTTACGGGCCACATCGGCACCAAGATTGATATTCCGAAGCTTTGGGCGGCGATTCCGATTATGCCCTATTGGTATCTAGCAGAAGGTATCTTGAAGATGGAGCACAATATGAATAAGAAAGGCATGTGTCGCCACGATATTATGCTGAAGCGCAAGAAGCAAAAGAAGAAGTTTTATAACCAAGCGACAATCATTGTCCGTCTTGCCACAAATGAAAATGAGTGGAAGGAAGTGAATGTCAAGTTGTTCTCAAATGGCGGAGTCCAAATGACCGGTATCTTGTCTGAAGAGATGGGCAAGCAGTCAATTGTGGTTCTACTGAGAACACTCAAGGACAAAGTCCCAACAGACATGTTTAAGGAAGTATTTCCCGCAACAGAAGATTATCCGGAACCAATCCTTTATAGATACGCAATTCAACTAGTAAATTCAGATTATAGCATTGGTGTTCCCGTTCGCCGCGATCGTCTTCATAAGATTTTCGTACAGAACTACAAGCTTTTCAGCACATTTGAATCGGATATTTATCAAGGTGTAAATACCAAATATTTCGTAAATGAAAAGCGTCCAGCAACAACAATGCCTGGACTTTGTGGATGTCCTACCCTCTGCGCAGGCTCGGGGACAGGTAAGGAACTTGGCTCATGTAAGACAGTTACAATTGCGCCTTTTCAGACAGGCAAACTTATTATTACCGGTGCTCGGACCCTGACTCAGATTGAAGAAGCCTATAACTATGTGAATATGATTATCACAAAACATGCGGAGGAAATCATTCGTCCCCTGCCTCCTAGCAGACCTATGCCTGAGAAGATTGTGTCAAAGAAGAATGAAAGTCGCTGGATTTCTCATCCGAGCCCCCGCCACATGCAAACTTTCACATTTCCTCCATGCTCAGCCTAACCGCGTAAAAAAAACCAAAAAAATGAAACCCCTAGTTTTAAAGCCAGATGAGCACGACAACTAGCGCAACACAGGGACAGCAACTTGCTCTGACTAATCAGGGAGGTATTCCTACGACTGAGATTCCGGGCGATAAGACGATGGCCCACGCTGCGCGTATCGCAGTAGAGCAGGATAAGCCCATTCTGCTGGATTACTACAATGATACCAAGAATGCCAAGGCTTTTTTGGGTGAGGACCCGGATACCAAGGAGCGTATCCTTGTGAAGAATGCGGAGGAGTACACCAGCCCCATTCAGAAGATTTTCAAGGCGGCGACCGACTACATCGTTATGACGGAGAACTCCATCTACATCGTCAGCGGCTCCATCAAGAAGAAGGTTATCACGACTGGTAACTCGGCTACACCTTCCTCATCAGGCCGACCTACAACTGCGACTGCCTAAATTCCAGTATACTAAGTAGAAATGCCGTTGTTTAATTTTTTAAAGAAGAAGGAAAAGCCTCCGGGTCAATGGGTTCCAGAAATAGAATATGGTAATTATGGCCGTACATATGAGACAGGAAAATATGTATGGGAAGGACCTGAGCCCAAAGGCGGTCGTCCTCCGAATCCCAGTGAAACTCCGGAGGCTTTAGCCAAGCGCAAGGCCAACAATAATAAGAGGAAGGCTAATAATGAGGCCGCCATGCTAAGAATGAACGCACGCATAAAGCAGGCCGCAAAAAACGCAGAAGAGAAGGCGGAGGAAGATAAGGCCTGCCAGAATGCCATCAATACGGTACGGGCTAAGCGTTCAAATGCGACGAAACGTAATAGACGCGGTTCAAGAAAAACCCGTAAAAATTAAACAATATAGAAAATAACCAAATTTTAATTTAAAATTTAAATTAGAGTATGGCATATCAAATAGTTGATAATGTAGGAGTTCAAATACAAGGATTAGTTGTTGGAAATTTTTATTCACCGTCCGCAAATCCTTTACCAGGTCCAGGCCAAGGTAATCTACCTATGCCCGGTGACATTTTTAGAGTAATTTTTGTAGTTGGTCAAGATGTTGCTATCATTAATGTAGTGCAAGGAGCCCATCTAGGTCAAACACATTTAGTTGGACGAACTTATCCTCCTGGTACACGATTCTATAGACACGCACTTCTTGGAGGACAAATGCCTAGAGGAATTGCTGGTGGGGCTGGTCTTCCTCCTATTCCTCCTGTTCCTCCTGTTGCTCCTGTAGTTGCTGCTCGTGTTGCAGGAGAAAACAATTCTATGGGCAATAACAGACCTAATAACAAAAGTAGCCAAAGAAGAAGAAAACACTCAAGGAAAAGTCATAGAAGAGCAAATAGAAAAACCCGTAAAAATTGAGTCTTCATTTGCTAGAAACAACAAGCAGAATGTCTCTTGATTCCTGGTTTAATTCCAGCAAAACGGAAAGCGAAGACTCTTCATGGACTCCTGCATTACTAAACACAAGACCAGCAAGAAAGATTCTTGGTGTTCTTGGTGGTCAAAAACGCACTGATTTTCACGATTTTCAAAAGACCATCATGAATGATATTCTTGTGAAAATGGGAACTCCACCTGACCTCGTCCTTTTATCGGATGAAGGCAAAGATACAAGCGGAATGATTTATATGTGGTGTGAACAGAATAATATTCCGCTGCGTTATATGAAAGCGGATTGGTCAGCAGGCAAATCTGCTGGAATTCAAAGGGATACGCAAATAATCAAAGAGGCAAGCGCGTTTATTATCTTTGAGCAACCCCGCAGTGATCGTTATGCTAAAATTGCCGCTCGGCTACAAAAGAAGAAAATACCTGTCGTATTAGTAGGATAAATGTCATCTAAGTGCTCATACAGAAAGCGTTCGCAAAAGGGAGGTGCTGTGAAAGAAGTCACTGGATTTAACAGTATTCCCTATGCGGCTGCTGTGGCCGCGGGGCCAAATAGTCAAGCCGCGATGATGGCTAAAATTCCTCGGACTATAACAGAGCAAGGAATGAACTTTCAGAGAATGACATCAACTTTTCACCGTACTCGTAAGCAGCGTGGAGGTGCCTTGTCACCGGCTCCTTACAACACACTTGGCGAAACTCTTCCTTCTAGCATGACTGGCCCTATGACAACGGCTGCGTCTGGAGTTCTCGGTGGTTCTGCCACAGCCCCTCTGGATGCTGCTCTATCTGGAACCCGCCAGCTTGTACAGCAGATGGGCGGGGGATATCGCAACCGCCAGCAGAGCCGTAAGCAGCAGAAACGTAAGCAGCAAAAGCAGAGAAAGCAGCAGAGCCGTAAGCAGCAAAAGCAGCAAAAGCAGCAAAAGCAGCAAAGAAAGCAACAGAAGAGCCGCAAGCAGAAGCAGCGCGGTGGCAGCCATCAGCCCCTCGGTTTCGGTCCGGCTGCGCCTACCTCTGGCGATTACTCAATCTTGAGCCCGCAGGAACTCAAGGCGGCCGGCCTAAACCCGCAGTGGTTTGACGAGAACCAAGTCAATCCCGGTTTCGGCGGTGCGTTGACAGTTCCCGGGGGTAAGCTCAATTAAATTGAGCGTCCAACCCTCATCTTTGTGACGGGGTAAGCTCAATTAAATTGAGCGTCCAACTAAACCCGTGTAAGAATACAATCTCCTTCAGCAGTCGTTTTTTGCGATTCTGTAAGAGCTTGCATGAGAAGTGCCTTCACATTCACACCCGAATCCGGCTGCGTAACCTTCACAGTTACAAGCAAATCACCAAAGCCACCAGCAGAATCCGAGGGTACGCTCCCTGCGGAAGCATCCACCCCACCTCTTTGAGGCGTGGGCATTCCAAGACCTACACCACGTAACTTGGCCCCATTTAATAAGATATCACCATTCCAAACAATTGTCTTTTGCGTCCCTGAAGGATGATCTGCTAGAACCCGAGTAAACCCTGTTACAGATTCCACCCAAGAAACAGTAATCTCATGTCCCAAATCATTGCCCGTCCATGAATATACAGCAGTATCTGGGCACTTAAGAACTAAGATAACATCGCCCGGCTGAGCAAAATCAATCTGGTCCGAGCATTCACCTACAAAAGTAAACTGATGACCTTCATGCATTCCTGGTAAAATTTTAACATCAAGAGTTTTTTCCCGATTCAAGATACGTGAACCTGAGCAGACAGTACAAATCGGCCCTGGTTTACGGCACTTTCCTTCACAATCACGGCATGTACCTCGTGTTTGAACATACATTCCCGGTTGAATCTGCATCTGCTGGATATGGAACCCACGTCCACCGCAAGCCCCGCATTCTACAAAACTAGTCACTCCATCCCCTTTACACGCATAGCAAAAACGTCCCTGATTAAATACTAATCGTAATTCACGGCCCTTGTAGAATTCCATTAAATTCATATTAATCTCATGCATCTTGCTGTGTCCTTTACCCGTCCGAGGCGGCGGCCCTTGCTGCGGTGTCATGGGAACGCCAAAAAAACCCTGAGCACCCGGCGCACCCTGAAACATCTGCTCAAACATGCCACCTACATCCACGTGAAAACCCATTCCTGGTGCTCCCGCTCCAGCAAAACCACGCATCATATGCTCAAAAGGATTGCCTCCCATATTATTACCCATTCCAGGATTGCCTTGTCCCTCTTCCGACCCCGTCATATCATACATCTGTCGGCGGCCAGTATCAGATAGAGTTTCATATGCCCGTTGAATTTCCTTAAACTCCTCCGCTGACCCACCCTTATCGGGATGCTTAGTACGCGCAGCCTTAAAATATGCTTTTTTAACATCATCCTGTGAAGCCCCGCGGTCAATTTCAAGGGTTTCGTATAAATCCTTCGGCATCTAATTCAATATGGTATTCCGCATTTAAGCACCATCCAAGAATTCCAACTAATGGAAGAGGTTATTGGACAATCTCATATCGTAGAGTATCTTCTTTCATGTAAAGGAGATTACCCACATCTTCTCCTAACAGGTTCAACAGGTGTCGGTAAGACATTTCTCTGCCAGCAGTTTCTGCGATATGCCTTACGTGACATTCCTGAAAATGAGTTAAATCGTTATATCTTGAAACTCTCCAGTTGCGACGATCGTGGTATAGGAGCATTACGACAGAAACTCGTGGAATTCCTCCGTTCCAATCGCAAGTATGAGACATTTGCTTGGGTCTGGATTGATGATGCCGACAGTCTTCCTGTCCTAACACAACAAGCACTGCGTCGTCTAATGGAACGCTATGAAACTCATGTTAAATTTCTCTTTTCTTCGTGTGCCAGCCAATCATTTATTGAACCAATTCAAAGCCGCACAGTGATTCTTCAACTTCTTCCAATTAATCTGTTTGAGCATACCGAAGTATTCCAAAAACGTTACGCGCCCCATATTAGTTTGACACAAGATGCTAAAAACTGGATAGTAGGATTTTGCCTAGGAAATGCTCGTCAGTTTTGCCTTCTTTTACGACTGCTGGAGGCTGTTAAAATACAGTCTGGCACGGAAAGTGAAATTTATGAAATAAATCTTCAAGAAATTCAAACTTATATTACACCGCCGCCTGTAAATGCTATTCGTGAACTCTGTAGCGGAATTCTTAAAAATGATGTTTTCAAAATATTCCAACATCTCCATGATCTATTACTTATAGGATACACCGTAGAGGATATTCTTCATTATATTCAAATAATTACACAAGTTTATTCCTTTTTCAACCCTATTGAACTAATTAAAATCAACGAACGCTGCTCGGAAGTTCACATTCGGCTCATCCAAAGACGCTTCGGTTTCTTTGAGACTTTAAAAGTATTCGCTGGAGAAATACAGAAGGATGACCTCTTTCCGCTCAGAATTACCACCGGATGTTGCGACCGAATGGATAAAAGCATTCGGTTTTAAAAATTTACGTGATAGAAGGTCTCTCCAATTTCCAGCACAGAATCCCATAACGCTTGACGCGTTCAATGCTATGATGAAATATTACTATCCTAGCAGAAGGCCCGCCGTATACGATTATCAATCCTGCAAGAAGATCTTCCGACAAATTATTAAATCATCAGAACACACTCTAGTTAGTAAGGAAATTCGTATCGGCCCGGTCCGAACACATGAATATAGTATTATGCCAACGAAACAGGAATCGCAAGATGAGCCCACAGAAATTTGGCCTCTAGGAGTTGATCCTCAGAAAGACGAAGAAACCACGCATTAGGCACTGAACGCTCAAGTGTATCAGGAAGTGGAACTGCTACAACATCGGGTCCCGGTAATTCAATCCCTGACTCATCTGAAGGAACAACCCGTGTTACTAAATCCTCCAGTTGTATTGCTTTTCCTGACTTGAATCGCGTCCATTCTGCCACTGTATTAATCGGTACTTGCCCGGATAAATGTTTATCCTGCAAATAGCGAATTGCCCTACGGATTTTGGCGCCATTCCAAGACAGAGGTCCACCACGCATTAGTTTGTCTAAATCCCGAGCATAACTCTGCCATAAACCGCAACCTTCCTCAATTGCCCAGCAGATATTTGTATCAGATGCCCTATTTCCGCGTTCTTCATCAGGGTCCGTGCCAAATCGCATTGCTTTCATGGTTCCAAGTGTAGGAATGATGGACTTAATAAAAAGAACCCGGCTATCAGTCCAAAGGCCGCCCACGTAGCAACACATCTGAGCCGAAGCCCACGCCTTCCACAACCAACTGGGCGCAATATCGGCTTCTGCTGGAACCTCTACGCCATGTTCGCGTAAGATGCCATGAACATCATTGCGGCCAAGAAGAGGAGTTACTACAAAATCTTTATCGTGAAATTCACGGCAACGTCTCAAATGAACATTCAAAAAGGGGGAGCGTGTTCGTTTTTGGAGACGAGACCCCCAATCCAACCATTCACGAGAATTTCCCTCCAAGTCATCTACAACCCACCAGAGACAGACTGACTTGCTACTTTCAAATCTATCTTTGATTACCTCAGTTTTATCTTTTACGATATATCGTAGAGTTGCCGCTGAAAAAATTAGTATTAAAAAAATAAAACCAGTTAATTCACCTTGTGAAGCAATGGCCATCTCCTCTATTACTGATACGGCTAATTATTTACTAATAAATGTCTCTGAAGATTTTCATGATAACGTCCAGCGGTTTCATCTTGCTGAGCCATACGACGAACACGTTGATCTTCCAGCATCTTTTCACGGTCCTCGGCTGCTCGTACACGACGCTGCTCTTCGGCCGATAAAGTTACAGGAGCAGACCGAGCACGTTCCATATCTTTTAGATTGCTGGGTCTTGACCCCAATGAAGCCGCCGCGGAAGCTACATTTTGACTGAATGTAGAATCGGATGTATAGGCTGATTTTAAATCCGTAAATTGAGTACGTGAACCGTAGGCTGCCGTAAAATCCGCCGGCTTCTCTCCGCCCAGTGTAACTCCCATTGTGGGCTGGAGGATTATAGCAGAAGGGTAATAAGCTCCATTTCCGCCACCAGTTTGACGTGTTTCTTGTTGGAATGTTTGATTAAATGTATCCAGGGCAAATTTCTTTCGTAGACTGGAATTTTCTTGAACTGTGTCACTCTGCCCTGTTGTTTTGAGCCAATCACCGTATCCATCGTCCTTTTCCGGGTCCGGCAACTTGTTCTCCTCAAAGAGCTGATTGAAAAGTGACATATCTAACTTCTTGGGCGACAGAGCAATAGGAGCACGGTCTTGAAGTTGAGCAACCGATCCTGCTCGTTGTTGCGAGTAATTGTCCAATTCTGCCTGTGTTTGCGGTACATGCGCACTAATAGCAGCGGCTTGCTTTCTTATCCCGGAGACACGATCTACGATTTTCTGAAGATAGGCTGATGCTCGGGTTACAGCATCAAACAGCTCGGGATTGCCGCCGCGGTCAGGATGGGCTCGGACTGCGGCTTTCTTATAGGCGGCACGGATAAGTTCACTTGACAAAGGCTGACTTTCATCAATTGCTAGAAGATCGCAGCACTCGGTGAAATAGTCGTGGGCTTTCTTGGGAGCGGGATGCTCTATAAGTTCGTTGCCATAATTTTGCTGCCTCTGCTGTGGTGGTCTTTGCTGTTGCTGCTGTTTTTGCTGACCCGAAGGAGCGTATGGCCATTGAAATACCTGTCCCCGATTATACCCTGCTAACCACTGCAAGCAGAATGAATGTACACCCATTTGCTTCAAAGCATTCCGGTATTCAGGTGAAGCAAGCAGAGTTTCCAGCATTTGTGCCTTTGTCGCCGGATTTTGAATTCCGCACAAATTATTCCATATACGCGCGTGTGAAGCATCAACGGATTGGTTAGCTCCCATCTGTTGAGACTTCGGATTTATGTTTTAAACTTTCAACGAACGCGGCGTGTCATTTTCCTATTTGTTTTTCTCTTTCGTGTTCGCGATCTATCATTGTGATTATTATTGCGTGTTTTTCTACCAAAACACCGCATAATTCCATTTGTCATTCTTTGGCATAGTCCACGTGGCGGGCGCGGTATTAGTGCTTCTTGTTCTTCTGGTACTGGAACAGCAGCAGGAGCAGCAGGAGCAGCAGGAGCAGCAGGAGCAGCAGGAACAGCAGGAGCAGCAGGAGCAGCAGGAACAGCATATCGACTAAAATTAACAACTTCATATGCTTTATAAGATGATAATACGTAACGTTCATATTCTTCCTGAGTGCGATACGGTATTATAAGTTCTCCAACATGAGGAATTTCAGGCATTAAACTATCTATTAAGGCTTGTACTTGATCATCTATACGTAGATTATGTTTACCTGGTCGTAGACCTCCATTACGACGTACTCCAGTAACAAATGTGCCTACTAGATTCGCAGGGCCACCATCAGGAAGATTGAGTAAAAGGCTTCTTCCAGCATGACCCTGCTGAAGACCCCGTTTCCATTGTAGTAGTTGGGAAAGTCTGTTGGCATTTTCAAAGAGTTCTTCTACATCTGTCCATTTATGAGAGAAAATTCTGCTTAGTTCATTT